TGTACACGCATCCATTACTTTGCAGAACATATCAAACGAGGGAAATATCCCAAAGAAGGATTTATAGAGCTTTTCTCTATTCTGTATGATGTTTTCCCTGAGTATAAACACATAGTCAACATTGGCACGAAGAGCCGGTGGAAGGTCCATCACGTACTGCATCGTCAACATGAAGAAGATGTTAAAGTGTCTCCCGTTCATGAAACACTGACGTATCCTGGTCTCCTTCAAAAATTTGGAATCATACATGCAATCATCCAGAAGCATGAATGCCCCGTTTGTTTTGTTCTTCCCTCTGGTACCCACGAGCTTTCTCTGCCTGGACAAAACCCTGTCTACGGCCTCACCGTCGTAATCTCCATAGACACACACGTCTGGGATGAAATTTCCGTAAAAGTGGTTTCCTTCTTCTGTGCCTGATAGAACAATCCCTGCTGGTATGTGTTTCTTGTAGTACATGATGTCTTTGACGAGCGTCGATTTACCTGTGTTACGTTTGCCAATGAAGACACATATCCGATCATCGTCCATGGTCTCCGGCTTGAATTTCCGCAACTGAATATTCATTCTACTTTAGTGTCTCGTTTTATTTAGCAAAATTTTACTCACAAATAATAGGAATGTCGGGTCGTTTGACGCTCGCAACCACTGGTATCCAGGACAGATGGTTGACCGAACAACCACAGTATTCACACTTTCTTTCTAGATTTAGAAGACACACAAAGTTTTCCTTCGAGCAAATCGAAGTTCCGTTTCAGCGTTTCGAAGAATACGGAAACGAAACAACTGCTCGCATACCAAACAACGCCGGTGACCTGTTAAAAGGTGTCACCATAAATGTGGACCTTCCACCACCCTCGCCACTCACCGGACAAGGGTCCACATACACAATCGCTACTGGGTCTACAAACTATACTCTATACGTGGACTCCGTGGAAACGAGTGAGCTCGCGGTGTACCAAGGGGTCGAATACGTGTTTAACAGCACAGAAGATTTCAATGTCACTGGTGTGAGTGTGAACGATTACACGAAAGAAAATTTGGGTGGCGGAAACTATAGAATCACACTCAATATAGAAATAAACATCGCAGGAACATACGATGAAGTTAAAATAGAATCTGTGAGTGATCAAAACAAGTATTTAACCCTAAAAGTCAAACAAATTCGTTGGAACACGTCTACGCCCACGAAGATGATTAAGTACGCCGATCTCGTCATAGGTGGTCAGACGATTCAGCGCATCACCGGAGAGTACATATACATGTATAACCAACTACACTACACACAAAATGATGCAGACTTTACCCTCGTGGCGACGACCCTTCATAACAGTTATCCGATCATTAACGATGCGACGTACCCACAATACACGAACTTCCAAAAGTATAAGATACAATTACCGTTTTACTTTCACCGACACCCCAGCCTCTCCATACCCATATGCGGTCTCAGAAGTCAACTCGTGGAAGTCAAGGTCAAGTACAGACCAGTTAATGAACTCACGGTCGAGTACGATTTGAGTACGTCCGAGTATTCCACCACGTCCATCGAGTGTGACGTGCAATTGAGAAACATGAGTCTGTTTACAGATTTCGTGTATCTCACAGAAGATGAAAAGAGTTTCATACTCACGAGACCCATCGAATACGTGATCACGCAGACGCAAGTCGCAGAAATACGCATGGGCCCAGGTGTTTCTAAGCGGTCTGTGATGATAAATTTCAAACATCCAGTCAAGGAACTATTCTTTATCGCCACGAACGATACCACAGCGGCACACGTACCCATAAAACATGTGAATCTCAAGTTCAATAACAACACAGTGATAGACGCGGACAACCTTCAACTCTCCGCCGAACAACCCCTCAGGCACCACACGAACGCCATAAACGAAAACTACGAGTTCGGTGTGTACAGTTTCTCACTGAAACCAGAAGTGTACTACCCCACGGGTCAAGTAAACATGAGTCGTGTCATACACAAACTCCTCGAAGTTGAATTAGACAGCCCGAATTCGCTCCATGACCATACACTTCGCGTGTATGCATCGAATTATAACGTGCTCAGAGTGAACGGGGGTATAGCTGGTTTAAAATTTTAGAGTCTAATATTAGTAATGGCCGGTAGAGTTCAATTAGAGGCCGTGGGTCCACAGGACAAACTGTTCACAGATGACCCAGAATACACATATTTCATAAAAAATTTTAAAAAGCATGGAAACTACTCGAAGTTTTACACAGATTTGGATTTTGATGGACGCATAGAGTTTGGTGAAGAAGTGCGATGTACTATCCCACAAAATCAAGGGGATCTCTTGAAAGGTGTGAGTGTTAAAGTCACACTCAATCCTTTGGACCAAAACTTAGCGAGTGAATACGATCACGTCACGTACTGCGAATCCATAGCACAAGCCATGATAGAGTACGCAGATATATACATAGGCGGGTCTCTCATCCAACGCGTACCATCCGATATGTTAGCCATACACTCCGAATTATACATCACGCAGTCTAAACAGAGATCACTTTCAAAGCTCATTGGTAAACCATTCCGTATATTCTCTGTTTTTGACGACTATTACAAACAAATCAGGGAAAACTTACTCGCGGAATCAAAGGTCGAGACGTCTTACAGAGTCGATATCCCGTTCTATTTTCACGAATACCCAGAACTCGCCGTACCCCTGTATGCCATCACGAAGCAAGAAATCGAAATAGTGATAAAACTACGAAAAGCAGAGGAGTGTATATTTGCTGTGAATGATCACACCAACAACGATACTAGTGAAAGTTACTACATTGGCCAAAATCCAACTGGTCTCATAAAATCAATGAACCCCGTGCTAGAAATGGTAAGTCTCGACAAAAAAATTAAAAAGTTTCCTAAACGCCTGGAATATACGATAACACAGACACAACAAAACACTTTAGATTTGAATAATGCCGATGGTAGATACAACGAAGTACTCGAGTGTAACGAACACGAAGTCCGTCTAGAATTTAGAAATTCAGTCAAGGAATTGTTTTTCATAGTGCAAGACAAATTAGATAACAACCCTGGAATTCAAAACGATTTCGCGACACCTTTCCAATATTCTTCCATCAACAACTTCGACGATCGCGGGTTTTTCACAAACAGCGAACAAGTCAAATACATTGGAATGACTTTAGATGGAGCAGAAGTCCTTAACGACGTCACGGGTAATTTGGTACACATAAGAGCCATTCAACCGGGTAAACATCACTCGAGAACACCCATTTATCGCCGTTTTTACATGTATAATTTCGGGTTAGAGCCAGAACGTTGGTACCCCACGGGTCAATTGAACTTCTCTAACATAAAGAATCAATTGTTGAAAATCGGACTTTTCGACTACCCAACTAATTACGATAAACAACTTAGAGTGTACGCGCAAAGTTATAACATACTCCGTGTGGAGAACGGAACTGCGAAGCTTTTATTTGAAACATAATGAAGACAGGTTTTGATCTCACAAACGATGCGAGCGCTCAAAATGAGCAACTCGCCAAAACAATGATTGATATCATCACTCCGGTGATTGAAAAAGGTATGATGCTCGCGGCGGAATACGCCAAGGCGTGTGGAAGAAATGCCGTACTCATGCAAGACGTGGAATACGCAATGAAATATTGCGCCATGCATGAGGTAGGAAAGCACATAGGTTCGTATTTACCAGAGGTTTACGAAGACGACGGAGGTGAGGACGATGACATGGAGATCATCGAAGAAGGTGAAGTGGAATTCACACGATATACAGGAGATGATCCGAAATTTAAGGCTATGAATGAAGCGAAGGATTCGTGGGACACGTGGGTTCCATCCAATCCGTCGGAACAACTTATAAAAAATGCTATAGATAGTAATGGACAATGACCCCGAAGGATGGACGGACGTAGAGTATAAGGAGTTCAAAGCAGACGACGCGGATTCAGATTCCGACTCAGAATCTGAGTCCGAGTCGGAATCTGACAAGCCAAAGATGAAAGGATACCAGAAGAAGGAATATAAGAAGATACTTTTTGTAGAGGAGTTACTCCCAGAATAAATTTTCTATGGCTAATATATAAAATGTCTACCGCTGCTGAAACCGTTACTCTCGTCAGCCAAGAGCTCGAATCGCAATCCTTGAACGCCGTCGCCGCTGGCTTCTCCTTCGCCGCGGCCCTTTCTTGGATGGACCTTGTTCGATGGATCGTCAACCAAGTCATCAGCGTCAAGAAGAACGGTGGCATGAACTACACGCTCACCGCCCTCTTCACGACCTTGTTGTCGATCCTCGTCTACTTGGGCTTGTCTCGTGTTTCCACTCGCGTCCAAAAGCCAACGCAACCACTCTACGCGGTTACCCGCTAAGTTTTCTTTTTGGTCACGAGCAACAGGACAACACCGACAAAAATTATCAAAAATATGGATACGAAAGCATCCCATCTACGCACATCCTCAAACTCCGGGATGTGCACAGGTGGTGGAAGGGCAAAATCCTTCTCAACTTTAGGCACATTTTCCAATTTATCAGTAGAACACGTCAAATTTAATTTAAGTATGTGATTTGCGTTTCTAAAATCGTATGGTATCAAACGACCGTTACTACTGTAATAGAACTGCACGCGTATACTTGAAATAGTCTGTTGCACACCGGAATCAAAGTTATGTTCTATGGCGTCTTCACTTCCAGAGTAGTTTATGACGTCCCCACACACGAGTATTTTACCCGTATAAAAGGGTGTATCTGAATACACGGTCTTGTTAAACTCGTTTGAACCGCTACTCAGTTTTATGACAAATGCGTCTACACCTTGAAGGTTAATAGAACCCGTTTTCAAACTGTTACCGGATGAGTGTTCGTTATCAGACGTGAGACCGAATACGTCGTGTGGTGTCGTGTACGTATTAGAAGACGTGTATCCGTGTATACCGTCGTAGAATCTAAACGTGAAATCACTCCCCGCCGTGAACTCTATATCATTCGTAGCGGAGGTATACGTAGCGCCGGTTATAATGGAAGATTTGCTATTAATTTCGCTCGCGAGTTCGACACCACTGTAGTTTCCGTTATCGAGTGTGATTGTTTCAGTCACGGATGCTGTGTTTAACGTAAACGTGTTGTTCCGATCGTGAATCAACAATTGACTATTGTGAATACGGGCAGACACGAGTGATATTTTAGACACGTTATACACGGGATTTTTGAGGTGTATGACATAGTCACCTGGATCCGGATAGAGCACGGGGTCTCTATCACCACTATCTATGTCTAAGGTATGGACCTTCATTAAAATATGTGGACAATATTTTAATGAGTGTATTACTCTAAATTAGGCTAAATTAGCACAAGTGGTGCGCCAATGGGTTGTTCATGAGTTGACGCTTCGCGACACTGAGACTCGCCTGAGAAGCGTGTGGGTTTTCGTTACCCTTGTATGGGTTGAGATCATGGAAAGATGTGTTCGTGTACTGCTGAGTCCATCCAGCGTTTTGTGGGTTCACGCGACCATCCACGCGCGTGGTGTCTGAACGGACAGATGTGAGCATACCACCTTGGTTGAGTGCACCGGCGCGAACATTCATACGACCTGGATTGGAGGCGCGGTTCGCCTTACCACGGCGTTCATCTGGACGGAAACCATACTTTTGGAGTTCTTCCACCGTGTATCCGGAGCCGTACACGCGCTTTTCTCCAATGGCAGCCGCTGGGGACTCCAAATAGCCGTGTCTGTAGCTGTGAATGCCTGGTTGTGGCTGGTTCATGTAAGCGTATTGCTCGATGTTACCATCCTTCTTGTTTCTAGTTGGATCTTGAGAGACTGTGTTCGCTGGAACAAAACGCTTCGCTGGGGCAACATTGAGCGTGTCTGTTCTGAGACCAGTCTCGGAACGGTTAGTCGTACGCTTCGTGCGCTCGTGTTCACCTCTGGCGGTGCGACCAGACATGCCTTGTGCCCGACCGAGAGTGGCGGGGAGACGTTCTGGAAGGTACGCCGTCTTTTCTGGACGGTTGTGAGACACGAGACCGACCACACCACGACGACCACCCTTAGAATCGTACGCTGGACCAGATCTACCCGGGAGAGTCGTCAATCTGTAAGCGCCAACATTTTCTGGGTTTACACGCAAAAGCTGTTGGTAACCCCCATAGGAAGCCACATTTGGATCAACCCCGAGACCTGGACCAACCAATTGTTTCTCAACTGGAGAAACATTGTTCATTCTGTTGTTATCCACAAAGTATTGGTCCGCCCTGTTTCTGAGCTGCTCGCCACTCGTTCTGAATTGAGGAGCAATCTCAGCAAAGTTTGGAACGGCAGCCTTTTGACCTTGTGGGATTTCGACTTGTTCGATTGGGTAATTCTTTGGTTCAACCACCCGATTTATAGCCGCTTGTTGGGCAACTTGAGGAGGCGCGGGTTCATACGTCTCCTTCGGTTGGCTCAACTTTCTACCCGCGTATATAAGACCTGCGATAGCTGCTACAGATATGGGATCAGCCATTCTTATTTCTTATTGATATTTTTATTTACATACCTTTGCTGAAACAAACCATTTTGCACTTCGGAACGCGTGCTCATTGGTTCGTAGGTCATGGTTTGCAAAGGAAGTTTGCATTCCATGTTTTGGAGTGGGAACAAATTTTGTTCGTAGGTCCTCGCGAGTACCTTATTAAAGCGAGAGGTCGATTGTGGGCGGAGTTCATCACTCGCGTCAATAAATTCTGCTGGAGCACCCTTGCCCGCCATGTATGGCGCCGTGCCGTATACCATAGTGTTTGGTCTACTAGAACCATAGTTCAAGGTGCTGGGCTGAGGATACACGAACACTTCTTCGGTAGCACAGTTTACTGGAACGGCTGGGTTTTGAACCAACTTAAGACCGGGCTGCAATTGGTAAGCCATTTATTATTACG